AAAATTGTAAAACCATCTAAGTCTATGATGATGGATACCACAACAGGTATGGGTGCTAATATATTTATAATCCCAAAGAAAAAACCTAAGAAGAAAAAAAATAATGCAAAAAAATAAAAAGTATTCTACACCTAAAGGTGGTGGAGGTGATACTGGAAAAAAAGGCGAAAGAAAAAGTAAACTACTTACTATGTTAAGTAGATATAGTACAAAAACAAGAGGTTCAAGTGGAACCAATAAGAATAAAAAAAAGAACTAGACAAATTCCTTTTGGTTTTAAACAATCTGAAACACATCAAGATTATATAGAACCAGTTAAAACAGAATTAGAAGCTCTGGATCAAGCTAAACAATATTTAAAAACTTGTTCATACAGAGAGACTGCTCAATGGCTACACAGAAAAACAGGAAGATACATATCACATGTCGGACTTAGAAAAAGAGTTACCAGAGGTACAACCTCCGAAACCGAAGCAGAAAAGCAAACAGAAAGCCAAACGATCAGTCAAACAGATTCTAGCGACCAAACGTAAGAAAGTTGCTCAAGCAGAACAAACTTTGCGTTCAGCAAAGATAGCTGCAGAAAATACCAAAAAGAAACTGTTAACTATTAACAAAGCTCTTACTGGTAAAGAAACACAACTACTTACGGAAGATGTAATCGAGAGTGCTCCCAAGACAATACAAGAGCATGTAAAATCGCAAGACGTTATCTTTAAGCCTAATGGTGGCCCACAGACAGAATTTCTTGCAGCTTCAGAAAGAGAAGTATTTTACGGAGGAGCAAGAGGTGGAGGCAAGTCTTATGCCATGCTAGTAGATCCACTTCGTTATTGTTCTAAGCCTCATCATAGAGCACTTCTAATTAGGAGGACTATGCCTGAGTTAAGAGATTTAATTAGTAAGTCTCAATTACTCTACTCCAAGGCATACCCAGGAGCAAAATGGAGAGAACAAGAAAAAGAGTGGCGATTCCCATCAGGGGCAAAGATAGAGTTTGGTTACGCAGAGAACATGACAGACGTATTACGTTACCAAGGTCAATCATACACATGGATGGGTTAAAGAAATGTTTGTAGATCCTGCAGAACCTAACTCTGCGTTTGATATAAAAATAGACACACCTGTCGGGGTAAAAACCATCACTCGTAGATTTATCCCTGCTAAGTTACAAGACAATCCTTATTTGATGCAGACAGATGACTACTATGCTATGCTTGCATCTTTACCAGACGTACAACGTAAACAATTTTTAGATGGAGATTGGGATGCCTATGAAGATTCAGCGTTTCCAGAGTTTAGTAAAACAGTACATGTGGTCGAACCCTTTGAGATACCTAAAGGCTGGTATAAGTTTCGTGCTGCTGACTGGGGTTATTCTTCTCCTGCTTGTGTGCTATGGTTTGCTGTTGATTACAATAATAATCTGTGGATCTATAGAGAGTTATATACTTCCAAAGTTACGGCAGATATTTTCGCAAGAAAAGTCTTAGATTTAGAATCAGGTGAATATATTCAGTATGGTGTGCTTGACTCTAGTACATGGGCAAAAAGAGGTGATGTAGGCCCAAGTATTGCAGAGACAATGATACAACAAGGATGTCGTTGGAGACAATCAGATAGATCACCTAAAAGTAGAATTAGTGGTAAACTAGAGATTCATAAACGTTTATTAGTAAACGATAAAGAACCAGGACTTAGAATATTTAAGAACTGTAGAAATTTAATTAGAACTCTAGGTACATTACCTACTGACGATAAAAACCCCGAAGATGTAGATACTAACGCAGAGGATCACGCATACGATGCTTTACGTTATGGATGTATGAGTAGACCAATGCATCCAAAATATGCACAAAGATTTAAACCCTTGTTTACCCCTGAGTTTAAACCAGCAGATAACAAATTCGGATATTAATGGAATTACCTACACACAATTATTTTTTATGGGGCCCTTATCTAATAAAGATGAAGGTAGAAGAAACACTATGTGAAAAACTTTTAACACACGGAAGAGAGTTAAGAACATCACATAGAAATCATTTAGCAGGAAAAATAGATAAAGAATTTAGTTATGATAATTTAAAATATTATCAAAAACAATTTCAACCTTATATAGATTCCTGGATACATGGATGGTATAGACAATTAGGTTCTCATGTTGCAGTTAAAGGAAAGTTAGTTAGTTTATGGATTAACTTTCAAAAAGCAAAAGAGCATAACCCACCACATATACATCCAGGTGCTGATGTTTCATTTGCATTACATTTAAATGCACCATTAGAAATGATTGGAGAGAAACAAGATACTACAGGTATTGCACCAGGTAGATTATCTTTTTTATATGGTGAAGAAAGACCACATACAATAGCTGAAAGATCATTTACTCCAGAAAAAAATGTAATGTTAATGTTTCCTGCAAACTTAAGACATTATGTAGCTTCATTTAATTCTGATGTAGAAAGAATATCTGTAGCAGGTAATATAAAATTTGAACATGCGAAGTAAGATAAAACTTCCAGAAATAAACAAAAAAAATTTTCCCTATAATCTAGTAATAGCATACTGGGAAGATATTGTTGGATCATGTGAATGGTCTGACATACCAGATATAAAAAAATCTAAAACAGCAGTATGTTGTAGCTTTGGTTGGTTAGTAGAACAAAATAGTAAAACAACTGTTATCATGGCAGATTTTATATTTGAAGACAGTGGAGTAATAAAACAAGGTGGTGGACATACAGTAATACCAACTAAGAATATAATTAAAATTAAAAAAGTAAAAATATAATAGGAGACAGCAATGGAAATGAAATTTGATCCAAAAGCTAAAGTAGAACAAGGTCAGTTAAGTGATTCACCTGATGGCAAACAGCCAAACAGGGAGTCAAAAAATATTGACTTTTCTAAACATGCACCTAGAAAATATCAGTCTGCTAATTATTTAGAAGACCAAGTAGTGCCTAGTAAATCAGGAGCAGAGCATGTTCAAGATAGTTTATTTACAATGGCAGACGAAAAAGATTATTAATAACGGAGGATAAATCACATGATGAAAAGATACATGCACGGAGAACTTGCACCTGATGTAGCTAAAAGACCGAATGATAAACTAGCAATAGACCCTAATTCAAAAGTAACACAAGGGGCTACAAGCGGTGACGGTAATGATGCAAAAGGTAAATCAAAGTCAAAAGTAGATCCAGCAATCTTTAGAATGGCTGAAGAAAGAGATTACTAGTTTAAATGGACGAAGAAAAAAAAGATAATGGCGGCTACGAAGCTGAAGGGAATGCTTTAGTCGGACTAATCAGATCTAAGTTTCAAGAAGCTGAAACATCTAAAATCTATGATGAGAAAAGATGGTTAAAGTCTTATAGAAACTATAGAGGTATCTATGGGCCAGAAATGGCATTTAGAGATAATGAGAAGTCTAGAGTATTTGTTAAAATAACAAAAACTAAAGTGTTAGCTTCATTCGGACAAATCATTGAGGTATTATTTTCTCAAGGTAAGTTTCCATTAGGAATATCTCCAACATCTATGCCAGAAGGTATAGATGAAAAAGCTCATTTAAAAAATCCACAAGAGCAACAAATGGAACAACCACAAGATGCTTATGGTTTTCCTGGAGATGATAAACAGATTCCTCCTGGTGCAACTGCAACAGATTTAATGAGGGATCTTGCACAAGAGTATTCAAACTTAGGTTTTGAAGAAGGCCCATCTAGCACAGGTACTCCACAAATAGAACCAGCTAAAATGGCTGCAGAAGCAATGCAGAAACTAATACATGATCAATTAGAAGAAAGTAAAGCTATTACAGTTCTAAGACATGTATTTTTTGAAATGGCATTATTAGGTACAGGTATTTTAAAAGGGCCATTTACAGATGCAAAAACATATAACAGTTATGATACTTCAGAAGATGAAGAAGGTAATGTAACGAAAGTACAACTTTCAAAAACAAAATCTATTCCATCTATAGAAGCTGTATCATGTTGGGATTTTTATCCAGACCCAAATGCTACAAGTATTCATGATTGCGATTATGTAATACAAAGACATTCATTTAATAAACAGCAGTTAGAAGACTTAGCTGAAAAACCAATGTTCAATTCAGATGCTGTTAAAGAATGTTTAGAGATGGGGCCTAACTATCAAACAAGAGGATTTGAATCTTCATTGTATGATAGAGAAAATATTACAAGTATTTATAAAAACAGATTTGAAGTATTAGAATACTC